TCTTTGTATATCATTTTCAACTAAAGTTGCCTTCTTGCCGTCTAAAGCAAAAAGTTCTTTAAAATGTACGATATAGTATTTACCTTGTTTATGTAATATATGACACGATTGAAATAGTGTTTTGTCTTTACGACTAGCAACACCTATTCGTGTTAAAGTTTCTCTTACCTTTAGGAAATCGTCTGGTTGTTTGATTGTGACCTCTAACATACTTGCAGGCGACCATTGTATTTCTTCACTCATTTTTTTCTCCCACCTTTATTCAAGGCTTCTTTTATATCTTCAATTTGTTTTTCTGTCAGTATGTTGAGAGCCTCTCTAGCTTTCTCATTACCATAACCAAAATACTCTTTCACATACTCTAAATCTTTCAATTTGGACTGCTTTAACCATCTGCCGCCAAATCGTTTTTTCTTTCTTACACTATTTATTAAAAATTGAAACTGTACTTTATTGTCTAAAAAATGATAACCATTCATCTCATTTGCTTGAGGTAATGTATCCCAAAACATAGATAAACAACGATTAACGATATACGCAGGATATTTCTTTGCCCACGCTTCATCATTGGTGTTCATCAAGTCTTCTTTAGACTCATTGATTGATTTTAAATATTCTTTTAGTTCGTATGCCATTAATTTAATTTTCCTAAAGACTCACCTTTTATATAGTCTTTATATGCTTTGCTGTATAAAACTTTAGTTCCAAAAGAACCTATCATACTTTTACTAGCAGTTCTATTATAATTTATAACAAAATGTTTAGGATATTTTAAATTTAATTTATTTGATGTTTCATCTTGCATTTGTACTGTTCTAAAAGTAGAACACCCACCAGCTGAATTAAATTTTTGCATATAACAAAATTCTTCCATTATTGCATTTGAATAACCATTTGATAATAAATGTAAGTTAAAATTTACGTCTTCTTGTATAGGTACATAATTAAAATCTATATCATCTATTACTTTAGATAATTGTTTTCCGTCTATTGAAAAAATTGCAAAAATACCTCCATTATAAAATATTGGTTGTGATCTAGGCATAATACCACCTGCTTTAAATCCACATAATATTCTGTTTTCATTATGACACATATCTAATCTGGTAAATAATTCTTCCCAATCTGAATCAATCATAGGTCTTTTAGCAACTTGCATATTTGATTCTTTACCAAAATACTTTGCGTTTCTTCTCATTAAAGTAATATCATCATCAACTACAAGGTATCTTTGATTGCCTGCTGTACGATAAATGATCTCTTTAGTTTTAGCAATACCTATATTATCATCTACAACTAATAAATTTTTACCTTCAAACAAATGTTTTTCTTGTTTTTGTACAACAAAGATTACTTTTTCTTTTAAGAAATTAGGTAGACTTTTAAAAAATATTTGTTTATCGTGTCTTTTAAATGTGGGTATGTATATCTTATCTAATGTCATCATTGTGTTTGTTATGTCTGCCCATATACCACTCACCAGGTTCGTAATTCCAACGCTTACCGTGATGACCTCGTATATCAGCATACCACATACGCAATCTGACAATCATTTTTTTCCAAAATGTTCTTCTAGCCATTGTATCCTCTTACTTAAATTTGCAAGTCGCCATTATTTCTGTTAGACAAGCGACCATATTTATCTCTTGGTCAGCAACAAATGCCGATTTATATTGATAGCCTGCTAATAAAAGTATTGCTTGTGGTATTGATGTTGGTTGTAGATACTCTTTTAATGATGAGTAGATAGTCTTAAATAAGTCTGCTGGTTGTACACTTGAATTATTTACAACCCATTTTCGCATATTATCAAACTCTTTGCCCTTTAAAGACTTATAAAGTGCTTTTAAATCTGATTCTTTTTGATTATAAAAGATACCACTATCTATCTTACCATTAACTGAATATCTTTGTAGTTCATTGATGGTTTTTCTAAAGTCTGGATAATATCTTTGAATTAACTCTGCTAATACCTTATTATCGTATGGTATTTTTTGTTCATCAAGTATATTTCCTAGTCTTTTAAGAAATTCATTTGCTGTCTTTACCTTTTGACCATTGACTATCTTAAAATCAATCTGTGTCATTCTACTACGTAATGGTTCAATAAACTTGTAAGGATAGTTACAAGTCATAATAAATCTACAGTTTTCGTAAAATGTTTCTATGAAGTTACGTAAAGCAGGTTGAACAGACTCAGCATTCATATAGTCTGCCTCGTCTATGATTACTACTTTATGTTTTGATTCTGTATTGAACGATACAGTTGAAGCAAAGTTTTTGATTTTGTTTCTTAAAGTATCAATGTG